AAGCTAAAAATGCGAAAGCGCATGAATGAAGCAGAGTGTAATGTTGTAGAGCGGTATATCGAGTCTGTTGATAGTAGCAAAATGCGCCAGATTCTCACTTGGATGTACCTTGATGGAAAAACCGCAGAGGAAACTGGCGCATTAGTTGGATTGAGTGATCGACAGGTAAAAAGGCGGCTTAAAAATTTCTTTGATAAAATGTCACCTAATGTCCCTCGATGTCCTTGAATGTCCCTTTTTCCGTATGGTATTATTAACATGCAGGAATCTAGGGCATCTTTTTCATCTTCTTTGTTTTCCTTTTTTTAGATACCGTCGCAGTTTCGGCTGTGGCGGTATCTCTATAATCTACAAGTTTTCCAAAGGCTGTGAGCGATTTACAGTCTTTTTTGTTTTGCACGAAAGGCGGTGAGAGTTACACATGGGAAAAACCACGGTACAACAAGAGCAGTTCTGCTATGAATATATAGCGTGTTTCGATGGAGAAAAAGCCGCTATTGCTGCTGGTTACTCAGAAAGCAATGCGGCACAGCAAGCGTCGAGGTTGTTAAGCAAAACCAACATCCAAGAATTTTTACAAAAAATTATGTCCGAAAAAAATGCAGAGCTCATCGCCACCGGTGACGAAGTCCTAGAGACGCTCACCCGCATTCTGCGCCGCGAAGAGCAGGAGCACATAGTAGTGACCTTGAAGAAGCGTGTCTCGAAATATGACAAGCACGGGAAGAAACACATCACCGACACGGAGACAGCCGAATCATTCAAAATCCCCGCAAAGTTATCAGATGTAGCTAGGGCGGCGGAGCTGTTGGGCAAGGCGCTTTGCCTGTATACGGATAAAGTTAATCACTCTGGCGGCGTAAATTATACGTTCACAGGAGAGGGAGAGCTTGCAAAATAAAACTGTTTACTTGCCCGATGTTGTAGGGGGCGGATATAGGGATTTTTGGAACTTCAAGGGACGTTATCGAGTCGTTAAAGGTTCTCGCGGCAGCAAGAAGTCCAAGACCGTCGCATTGTGGTGTATCTGGAACCTTATGAAATACCCCGGTGCGAATTTGCTTGTAGTCCGCAAAGTATTCCGTACACTCAAGGACAGTTGCTACTCCGATCTGCTTTGGGCAATTAATCGCTTCGGGGTCGGTGGGTTGTGGGATGCCAAGGCATCGCCGCTCGAAATTACATTCAAACCGACTGGACAAAAGGTTTTGTTCAGGGGGCTAGATGACCCGCTTAAAATAGCGTCAATTGCCGTGCCCAATGGTGCGCTTTGCTGGTTATGGATTGAGGAAGCTTTCGAGATCACGCGCGAGGCAGATTTCGATATGCTGGATGAATCGATCCGCGGAGAGATTCCGGGCGGTCTTTTTAAGCAAATCACACTCACGCTCAATCCTTGGGACGAACGGCACTGGATAAAGAAACGGTTCTTCGATGTGAAAGATCTGGATGTATTCGCAATCACAACGACTTATTTGTGCAATGAATGGCTGGACAATAGAGACAGGGTGTTATTTGAACGCATGAAAGAACGCAACCCGCGCCGCTACCAAGTCGCCGGATTGGGGAATTGGGGCGTGATCGAGGGGTTAATTTACGATAATTGGCGCGAGGAAACGTTTGATCTGGATGAGATATGCAAGCTTGATGGCGTGCAGTCCGCATTTGGGCTTGATTTTGGCTTCACAACCGATCCTACGGCGCTGTTTTGTGGAATCGTTTGTACGAAAAGCAAAAAGATATGGGTTTTTGACGAGCTTTACGAAAAAGGGCTCATCAATCGAGCTATCTATAAACGAGTTGAGCAAATGGGGATCCAAAAAGAACGAATCGCAGCAGATTCAGCGGAACCAAAGAGCATAGAAGAACTGCGCCGCCTCGGTATACACAAGATTCATGGTGTGAAGAAAGGTCCTGACAGCGTTAGATATGGGATTCAAGCTCTACAAGACTTTGAGATCATTATACACCGACGATGTGTAAATTTCCTGCGCGAGATCAGCACTTATACGTGGGATGTGGATAGATTTGAGCAAAAACTAAATCGACCAAGCGCGCAATGCGAGGATCATCTCATGGATGCGATGCGCTACGGAATGGAGCGATTTACACAGACGGAGACGTTTAGCTGGGATTAAGGAGGGTAGCCGGTGATAGACTATACAAAACTTAACATAGCACGCTTGCAGTCGAAAGGCTTAACGGCGTTAGAGTTTTTTGCCGCCGAGATCGAGCGTTGGAAAAGGTCAAAAGAGCGCACAGCGCAACTTGACGGCGAACGTTACTATATAGGGGATCACGATATCCTACAGAGGAAACGCACGGCAATCGGCAAAAACGGTCCGATTACACTTGACAATCTCCCGAATAACCAGATCGTAGACAACCAGTACGGCAAGATGGTTGACCAGAAGACAAACTACCTGCTAGGGCAAAAATTTAAGATCGATGCGGATGACGAGGCTTACGCCATGGCGCTATCCGAGGTGTTTGATCGCCGCTTCCACCGTCTCCTGCAAAACATAGGCGGGGACAGCCTAAACGGTGGGATCGGGTGGCTCTACCCGTACTATGATGCGGATAAGCTACGCTTTAGACGGTTACCGCCGTATGAGGTACTACCTTTCTGGGCGGACGATCAGCACACAGAGCTAGATGCGGTTGTGCGGCTCTATGCATCAGAGGTTTATGAGGGACAGACGCTCAAGACCGTGGAGCGCGTAGAAATATACAGCTCTGATGGCATAGGTCGGTACATATTGACCGATGGCAAGCTAAAGGATGACCCATATAATCCTCATAGCAGCTACATTGTGCGCAAAGGCGTGGCGGGGGAAGAAACTGGTTTCAACTGGGATAGACTTCCTGTTGTCCCGTTCAAATACAATGCCAAAGAAATCCCCCTGATCAGCCGGACAAAATCTTTGCAGGATGCGATTAATGCGATCATGTCAGATTTTGTTAATAACATGCAAGAGGACAGTCGGAACACCATTCTTGTTATCAAAAATTACGATGGGGAGGATTTGGCGCAATTCCGGCAAAACTTAGCCGCTTACGGCGCGGTAAAGGTGCGCACGGTGGACGGTGCGGCGGGTGCGGTGGAGACTTTGCAGATAGAGGTAAACCACCACAACTATCAAGCGCTATTAGAAATACTCAAGCGTGCGCTGGTAGAGAATGCGATGGGGTTTGACGCTAAAAATCTGCGATCATCCACCCCGAATCAAATGAATATCCAATCCATGTACTCAGACGTTGATCTGGACGCTAACGGAATGGAGGCGGAGTATCAGGCGGCGTTTGAGGACTTGTTATTTTTCATCAACGCCTACCTTGCGAACACCGGAAAAGGCGATTTCTCCGGCAAGAGCGTAGAAATTATCTTTAACCGCGATATGCTCATGAACGAAGCGGAATCCATTGACAATCTCAAAAAGTCGGTCGGAATCATATCCAGAGAAACGCTGCTTGCGCAGCATCCGTGGGTGAGTGATGTGGAGGCAGAGCAGAACAGACTAGACACAGAGGCACGGCGGCGGCTTGATGACTACGGTGGAGCTTTCGGCGATCAAGGTGGAGATGGTGATCCGAATGCGCAGCAATGAGTATTGGCTACGGAGATTTGAGAGCGTAGAGCAGGCGTTGCTTGCCAAGGGCGAGAGTTACTCCGTGGTACTAGGGCGGGAATTTGCTGCGGCACAAAGGCGCGTAGAAAATGAGCTTGCAGGGTGGTTTAATCGGCTTGCTGCGAATAACGATGTATCGCTGACAGAGGCGCGGAGATTGCTAAGCGCAAACGAGTTAGCCGAGTTTAAATGGACCGTCCAAGACTATATCCGATTCGGGCGCGAGAATGCGATTGATGGGCGCTGGATCAGACAGCTTGAAAACGCATCCGCTAGAGTGCATATTTCGCGGCTAGAAGCGTTGCAGTTGGATATGCGGCAACAGGTGGAAGAGTTGACTTGGAGACGGCTATCCGGGCGAAATGCTCTAATGCGGGATATATATCAAGAGGGATTTGCGCGAACAGCTTTCGAGGTGCAACGTGGTCATAATGTTGGGTGGCGTGTTGGGATGCCAGACCAGACTCAGATAGATCGGATTGTATCGAAACCGTGGACGCTTGATGGACAGACATTCAGTCAGAGACTGTGGGGGCAGCAAGCAAATTTAGGAAGCAAGTTACAGACCGAATTAACGCAGGCTTTGATGAGGGGTGATGCTCCCGGCGAAGCCATAAAAAACATAGCAGGAGCCTTTGGCAAGACCAAGAATCAAGCGGGTCGTCTTGTTATGACAGAGAGTGCATTTTTTTCAAGCGTTGCGCAGGGGGATTGCTTTAATTCGCTGGATGTAGAAAAGTTTGAAATTGTAGCGACTTTGGACGGAGACACAAGCGATATTTGCATAAAACTTGATGGCACGGTGGAGCCGATGACGGTATATCAACCGGGAGTGACCTCCCCGCCGTTTCATTGGTGGTGCCGGAGCACTACAGTTCCACACTTTGGCGATAACTACGGAGAGCGTGCTGCAAGAAATGCAGACGGCAAGACCTATTATGTGCCGTCTAACACGACCTTTGAGCAATGGCGAGAGATGCAAGCGGCGTAAACGCTCCTAAGTGGGGCGTTTTTATATTAAATTTGACCGCCCCGAAGTCGCAAAACTACGGGTGCACAGTGGAGGCGACCCACGCGAAAAAAGCGAGGTGCAGAAAGGGCAGTATGGACAAGTTTGTTTTTGAAAGAGCATCTTTTGAGGCGCTTGGGCTGGGAAAAGATAAGATTGACGACATTTTTGATTCACACAGCAAAAAAGTCGGCGATGCGAAGCAAGCAGCAGAGACAGAGCGCGACGAACTCAAAAAGCAGCTCGAAGAAGTACAGGCGAAACTGAAAGCCTTTGAGGGCGTAGACGTTACGCAGCTCAACGGAGAGATCGAGAAGTTAAAGGATGATCTCAAGACTAAAGATGCTGACTATCAGGCGAAAATTGCCGACAGGGATTTTTCTGATACGCTGACAGCTGCGCTCCATCTAGCTAAAGTCAAGAGCGCAAAGGCTGCGTCCGCGCTCCTAGATGTGGAGACACTGAAAGCAAGCAAAAACCAGAAAGCGGACATTGATGCGGCGATAGCGGCACTCAAAGAGAGCGATGCCTACATCTTCGATGTGGGCGGCGAAGAGGGTGCTCTACACGGTGCAAAACCCGGCGAGAGCGCAGATCCATCATCCGGCGAGGCGATAACGCCACTCGGCAAGACGCAGGCGAAACTAAACTCACACAGACTAATAAAATAACAGGAGGGCAAGTGCAAAATGGCGAGACCTAATTTTAATCCAAATCATGTAACTATGCAGGATGCAAAAACAGGCAGCATCCCACGGGCACAGAGCGAACAAGTGATCACTGAGGTCAAACACGGATCGGCGTACATGCAGTTGGCAAAGGCTATCGATATCAGCAAGCCGGAAACAGCGTTTACCCATATGTCAGGCGTAGGTGCTTACTGGGTGGACGAGGCGCAGCGCATCGAAACAAGCAAACCCAAGTGGCTTAAAGTGGTTATGCGCACCAAAAAGATGGGCGTTATAATCCCTACGTCGAAAGAAAATCTACGTTACAGCGTGACGGACTTTTTTGAACTGATGCGCCCAGAGATTACGGAAGCATTTGCCAAAAAGCTTGACAGTGCGGCGATTGCCGACATTGACAATCCGTTTACGTGGAGCATCCTAGGCTCTGCGACAACTACAGGACAACTGGTTGCAGAGACCGCAAACAAGTATGACGACATCAATGCGGCGATGGGTTATGTCGAGGAAGCGGACAAAGACCCGAATGCTGTCGCGTCATTGCGTAAGCAAAAGCGCCTTTATCGCGGCACGAAAGATGACAACGGGCATCCGATTTTTAACCCCGCTACAGCGGGTGAGCCTGATTCAGTGTTGGGCTTGCCGATAGCCTATATGCACAACATGGCGTTTGGGACAAGCGACATTGCGGAAATCGTGGGCGATTGGAATAATGCCTATTATGGCATCCTGCAAAACATCGAATACGAAATCTTGACCGAGGCTACGCTGACAACTATTGAAGCGGATGATGCACCGGGCAAACCCGTTTCTTTGGCAGAGCGCGACATGGTGGCGATCAAGGCTACGATGGAAGTTGGTATCATGATCGTCAAAGACACTGCTTTTGCCGTGGTTAAAAAGGCTTCCGGTGGCATAAGTGGCGCATCTGTGGAATCCCTGAGCGACATGACCATCCCTGAGCTTCGCATATATGCAGAAGACCGTGAGATTGATTTAAGCGGCTTGACCCTCAAAGGCGATATTGTTGCCGCGATTGATCAAGCCCAACGCGAACAGAGCGATGCTTAACGATGTTAGACTCCGCCTAGAATCTTTTGGCTACACGGCATTAGATGCCGATTCGTGGGTGCTGGGCTTCTTAGTCGAAAAGGTGACAAAGCATATTCTGACAGCGTGCAACCTCTCCGAGATACCGGAGGGGCTGCACGCTGTCGCCGTTGACATGGCTGTGGGTGAGTTTCTGCTCGCTAAAAAGGGTAGTGGTCAGCTCAGAGACTTTGATGTAGAAGCGGCGGTCAAGAAAATTAGCCTCGGTGATTCGTCCGTCAGCTTTGATACAGGCGAAGAGGCGATAACGCTTGATGACTTTATCATGCATATGACCGAGAGCGGGAAGTCGCAACTTGCGACGTTTAGGAGGCTTCCGTGGTGAGGAAGTTTACGAGAATAAAGACCGGTGATCGTGGGATTGTGGTATGGCTTCCTTTAGAAGCGATCGAATATATCTCTATCGAATCTGCCGAGGAAGTTGTAGATGAACATACCGGAGTGGCAACGGCAGACGAATCCGGCGATGGTGCACATTGCCTCCTTTGTTGGACTGCACAGCGCGGATACCTGCTTGCACAGAGCGATTCGATTGACTTGTTGGAGCAAGTTGCCACTGACTTTATTGCGCGCTTAGAAGCTGAAACGAGGTGATGAGTAGTGATTAGTGGCGCAGTGGGAAAATCAGCAAGGGCGGCGATTGAGCGGATGTATGATGGTAGATGTGCTGTATATGCGAAACGCAAGACCATCAATTCGGTTACGCAGCGGACAGAGTTTGCGGAGGTAGAGTTATATGCCGACAAACCGTGCCGACTGTCGTTTTCCAGCGGCAGGAGCCTGACCGGCGGCGGTGCGGTTGCCGAAGTTGCACAATCGGTGAAGTTATTCGTTGCGCCAGAGCTTTCTATTCCGGATGGGTCTAAGATCGTGATAACTCAGAACGGAATCGAGGAAGCGTACTCGAACAGCGGCGCACCCTCTCGATATGCGACACATCAAGAGATTCAACTTTCCTTGTTTGAGAAGTGGGCTTGATATGGGAAAAACCAAAATAGAGGGATTTGGTAAGCTTATCAAACAGATGGAAGCTCAGACAAAAAGACTGGAAAAACTGGACATTGACCAGTTTTGCGAAGCCATGTCCAAAGAGCTTGCGGCACGACTGTTGGCTATGGTCATAAAGCGCACACCTGTGGGTCGATATCCTAGAGGCTCAGGTAAAAAAGGTGGCACTATGCGGCGCGGTTGGACTGCAAAGACCGAGGAAGAGGCGCGGTCCGGGAGCACGACAGACGCAGAGTCGTTCGCCGAATCTTTGGTGGTTGAAAAACGCGGGAAAGAGTATGTAATCACAATCACCAACCCTGTGAGCTACACTCTTTTCCGCGAATTTGGGCATAGGACGCGAGGTGGCAAGGGATGGGTAAAAGGTAGTTTTATGCTTACAATTTCCGAAAAAGAGCTGCAAGAGCAAGCGCCACAGCTTATAGAGGCGAAGCTGCAAACTTTCTTGGCGGAGGTGTTTAGTGGTTAATGAGATTTTTGACGGTATATCTATAGCCGTCCGCAAGGAGTTTGGTACCGATTATGAGATTTACGGCGACAGTGATGTAGAGCAGGGAATCGATACACCCTGCTTTTTCGTTGCCACAGTATCAACTAGCAAGGTAAGGCGTGGGACACATCGTCATCGTGCCACGTACAGCTTTGATGTGCATTACATGCCACATAGCGACAAGGAACACATCGAGATGCAGGGCGCGTCAGATCGTTTGCTAGACTGCCTAGAGTGCATCACGCTATTAAACGGTGACAAGGTGCGTGGTAGAGGCTTGCGCACACAGCCGATAGACGGCGTATTGCACTGCTTTGTAGATTATACGGTGTTTCTGCAAGACACTGCACGTGACCCAGAGATGGAGACCTTGCAACTCAACACGACAACTCGATAAGGAGGATTTTATGTCTAAAGAGAAAACTCCCCCAGAGACAGAGGGAAAGGTACCGCCAGAAGAGCTGTACACAAAAGCGATCATACTCAAGTTAGACCAATACAAGGACAAGAGAGACCTGTTGTCTGTCTTGCTTGATGCTGGAAAGACTTACACACTTGAAGAAGTGGACGGCAAGATAGAGAAGTTTATGAAAGGAAAGGTGAATTAGATGCCGATTGGTGGCGGAACATTTACACAGCAGAACAAGGTGCTGCCCGGTGCATACATCAATTTTGTGTCGATGGCAGTAAGTCGCTCCGGATTGTCGGAGCGTGGGATCGCCGCATTGCCGCTTGACCTTGACTGGGGACCGGGAGGTGTTTTCACGGTCACAGCGCAGGAGTTTGCCCGGAATTGCAGAGCGATTTTCGGTTATCCGCACGGACACGAAAAGCTTAGAAGACAGCGGGAGATTTTCAGAAGAGCCCACAGAGTGCACTTTTACAAGCTCGGCACTGGCGGAAGCAGAGCGGCAAACGCGTTTGGCACGGCAAAACATGTCGGTGAGCGGGGCAATGCTCTAATAAACACAATCGAGCCTGCGGGAACCTCTTTTGTGGTAAGCACCTATTTAGAGAAGAGCCTCGTAGATGAACAGACCGTAGCGAGCGCAGCGGAGCTTGCAGACAATTCCTTTATGGACTTCGATAAGTCGGCTACGCTTGCATTGACTTCCGGGACACCGCTTACGGGCGGCACAAATGGCACTGTGGCATCAGGAGACCATCAAACTGCACTGGATAATCTGGAATCTTTCCATTTTAACACGCTGGGATGCTTGTCGGCGGACGAGACAGTGAAAGGTCTCTATGCTGCATATACAAAGCGGATGCGCGAAGAAACAGGGGCGAAATTCCAGTGCGTGCTACACCGATACGCGGCGGCGGATCATGAGGGTGTGATCTCTGTAGAAAACAATGATACACCGGAGCTTGTTGCATGGGTCACCGGCGCATCAGCGGGATGTGAGATCAATCGCTCTTTGCAGAACACGATCTATAGCGGCGAGTACGAGGTTGATGTTGACCACACAAAGGTACAGTTGGAAGACGCGATTGAGTCTGGCAAGTTTATCTTTTGTCGTGTCGGCGATGAAAGGCGCGTATTGGAGGACATCAATACGCTTGTAACTCATACGGACGCAAAGAATGGGGACTTTTCTAGCAATCAGACGATTCGGGTGCTTGATCAGGTGGCGGTAGATATTGCCGAGCTTTTCAACAACAAATATCTGGGCGAGATACCGAACGATACCGCAGGGCGCACCAGCCTGTGGAGTGACATTGTGTCGCATCACAAGGAGATGCAGCAAAAGTGGGCGATTGAAAACTTTGAACCCAGTAACGTAAAAATCGAACGCGGCGAACACAGACGGTCGGTTGTTGTGGACTTGGTAATTACACCTGTCAATGCAATGAGCCATTTGTACATGACCGTAGTTGTGCAGTAAGGAGGGAGGATTTAAGTGTCTAATGCATTTATGAATGGCAGAGATGCAATCTCTGCCTCGTTGGCGAAGTGCTTTGTCACGATCGAGGGCAACCGCTATAACTTTATGCAAGCGATTGAGCTTGAGGCTCGTGTGGAGAAAAACAAAGTCGAGGTTCCCATCTTGGGCAGGACCGGCAAGGGTCACAAGGCATCCAACTGGACAGGATCGGGTAGTGCGACATTTCATTTCAACACCAGTATCTTTCGAGAGTTGATGTACCGATTCAAGGAGTCCGGAGAGGATATTTACTTCGACATTCAAATATCAAACGAAGACCCAACGTCAGCAGTCGGGAGACAGACGATTATTCTGATAGATTGTAATATTGACAGCAGTATTTTGGCTAAGTTTGACGCGGATGGAGATTTCTTGACCGAAGGCTTAGACTTCACATTTGAAGATTTCGAGATGCCGGAGCAGTTTGCAACGCTACCGGGCATGAGATAAGGAGATATAAATATGATTTTTGGGAAATCGAATCCCGTCCCTAATGCAGGGCTAAAGGCATTTTTTGCAGAAAATGTGACCCCAGAAGAGAATCTGAGATTTGTTGCATCTAAAAGGTTTGTGGGTGATGATGGCAAGCCTGTGGAGTGGGTGATGCAGTGCATTACGTCGGACGAGGACGAGTCGCTGCGAAAAGAAAGCACAAAGCGCATCCCGATTGTCGGAAAGCGAGGACAGTTTACAAGCGAAACAGACATAGATCTGTACCTCGGAAAGCTGGCTGTAAAATGCACAGCTTTCCCACTTCTGCATGATGCAGACTTGCAAAACAGCTATGGCGTTATGGGAGCGGAGGCATTGCTAAAGAAAATGCTATTGCCCGGCGAATATGCGAACTACCTAGCAAAAGTCCAAGAGGTAAACGGCTTTGACGTCAGTTTCGAGGAATTGGTAGACGAAGCAAAAAACTAATCAGTGGAGACGATGCTGAAGCGGGGTACGCCTATTATTGTCTCCACGAACTCAAAATTTTGCCTGCGCAGTTCGCGTTTTTGCCGCGAAAAGAGCGGGCTTTCGTCGTCGCCTGTGTCGACAAGAAGATAGAGGACGAGAAGAAAGCCGAGAGGGAGAGAAACAAAAATCAAGCTCGAAAGAATACGAAAAGGAGATAGCCCTCTGAGCGCAACGACTCAGGGGGCTATGCGTTGGGAGGTGTCCGCTTGGCTACGGTTGAGAGTGCGATTAAGTTGCGCGATGGCTTTTCACCGGTGATCCGAAACATGATCAGCGCACAACAGAATATTATTCGAGCTTTCCGTGACACCGAAACGGCATCTGGGAACGCATTCAATGCATCGGCGATCCGCGATGCGCGAGCTCAGCTTGCTCAAGTGGAAGTAGGATTCGACCAGATTGAACGCGAGATCAGAGATGCTGAAGCGGCAAAGCAAGCGTTTAACCGCGAGGTCGGGAGCGGTCAAAGGGCGGTGGGTGGCTTGCTCGGCAAGGTGCGGGGTCTTGTGGCGGCTTACGCCTCGATACGCGGTATTCGTGCCCTAGGTGGGCTTGCTGATGACCTAACACGCACAACAGCTAAATTAAATGTTATAAATGACGGCTTGCAGACGACCGCAGACCTGCAAAACATGATTATGCAATCCGCGCAAAGATCCCGCGTGGCGTATCAAGATCAGGCAAATACCGTGGCAAAGCTTGGTATGCACATTGGGTCAGCGTTTGACTCTAACGCACAGATGATTTCGTTCACCGAGCAGCTAAACAAGACCTTTGGAATCATGGGGAAAACAGGGTATGAGATCGACTCTATCATGCACAATCTTGTGATGGGCTTGTCCGAGGGAGCTTTGCGCGGTCAGAATTTCAATCAAGTCTTTGCGCGAGCACCCCTGATCATGGAAAATGTGGCTGCATATTTGGGCGTTGCGAAGTACGAGTTGAAAGAGCTGGCATCCCAAGGCAGATTAACGGCAGATGTGATGATTAACTCCATGTTCGCTGCCGCCAATGACACAAGCACTGCCTTTGCGGAGATCCCCATGACCTTTGCACAGGTAATGACCTATGCTTCGAATGCCTTACTGCAAGCCTTTCAGCCCACCATCCAATTCATTGGAAGAGGCGCTCAGTGGATATTTGAAAATTGGTCACAGATTGCTCCTGTTATTTGGGGGGTTGTAGCAGCTCTTGCGGCGTGGAAGCTTGCGACGGTCTTGAAAACGACCGCACTTTTTACAAAGAAGATGTCAATTATGGCGGTAACTACCGCGATCTGGGCAAAGACAGCCGCGCTGATGGCAAACCCTCTCACTTGTATTGTTGTGGTGATCGGGCTGGTTGTTATGGCGATTGTCAGATGGGTTCAAGCCGTTGGCGGCATACGTATCGCTTGGATGATCGCAATGCACGGTCTAAGAACTGCATGGGAGTGGTTTCAGGTTAAGTTTTTCATGGGCGTTTACGGTGTTATGAACTTCCTTGATCGCATGGGTTTAAAGTTTACAACGGTTGGCACAATGATCCAGAACGTCATGGGTGATATGCGAGCCGGCACGTTGATGATTTTACAAAATCTTATAAATGGCGCGATCGACATAATCAATCGATTCATTAACACACTCAACAAAATCCCCGGTGTGAGCATCAGTTTGATCGATCAAGTTACATTCGGCACTAATGCACAGCTCCGGAATGAAGCCGAGCGTCAGGCGAGGAATAACTCGCTCTATGCCCACCGTGCCGAAGTCGACGCAAACATCGCACAGCGTGCCGCACAACTCGAACAGCGGAGACTAGACAATGCAGCAAGTCAAGCCTACAGACGCGCTGAGATCGAAGAAGCGCGGCGAGAGAACGAAAGAAACGCCCTTGAGGGTTACAGCCCCACAGTCAACGGAAGCCCTTTCTATGACCCCTACAGCGGCATAGAGCAAGGTGTCACGGACACGGCTGGAAATACTGCAAGAATGGCAGACGCGCTTGACAGATCGGAAGAGCATCTGAAATATCTTCGCTCTATCGCAGAGCGACGAGCGATCAATAATGTGACAGTCGATATCACCGTTGATCAATCCAACATGAGAAACACCGTTGGATCAGATGGTAACCTAGATGGGTTTGTGAGAGAGCTTGCAGACCGCGTGGAAGAAGCTGTGGAGGCTGGTGTTGAGGGGGTCTATGCGTAATGTATCAGTTTTTTCTTGGAGATATGATGCTGCCTGTAGCTCCGCCACGAATGCGGGTGCGGATAAATAACCAAAACCAGACAACTAACCTCGTGAGCGGAGAAGAGATCAACCTCTTGAAAGCACCGGGTCTGACGGATTTTACATTTCCAGCACTATTGCCCATACGCCAATATCCTTTTGCGCAATATTTGAGCGAGTTTCAGCCGCCGTCATATTTTCTTGGTGAAATGGAGACGCTCAAGCTTGAGAGAGAGCCTTTCTTGTTCGCAGTGGTTCGCACCGGCGACAACGGGTCTACGCTTGATGTAGAAACCTCTATAAAAGTATCCTTAGAGGATTATCGCATCACGGAGACCGCCGAAAACGGCATGGATATGACGGTAGACATTGAGCTCAAACAGTGGCGGGAGTATGGAACGAAAATCATTACCGTTGAAGACGGCTCCGCCACGACAACAGAAGATCGCCTTGCGCCGACCGCGCCCAACAAGACGGAGCGGACGTATACGATCGTCAGTGGAGACACCCTGCGCGGGATCGCACGGCGTAAACTTGGGAACGAAGCGCGGTGGCGTGATATTTTTGATCTAAACGAAGCTGTGATCGAAGAGGCGGCACGCAGACACGGAAGAGCGAGTTCCAGTAACGGTCATTGGGTATTTCCCGGCACAGTGATTCGATTGCCGGAGTAGGAGGTCAGGAGCATTGAGTGTTTGGGGATGGCCAGTGCCGTCACACAGTAGAATATCCTCGCCTTTCGGACAACGCAGATCGCCCGGCGGGATCGGTAGCACAAATCACGGAGGCATAGATATTGCTGCTCCGACGGGTGCGCCTATTTTAGCAGCGAGAGCAGGTCGGGTAACGGCATCCGGCTGGCAGGGCGGCTTTGGCAATACCGTGATCATCGACCATGGCGGCGGTTGGTCTACGCTCTATGCACATAACAGTCAAAACCTAGTGCGGGCTGGACAGATGGTGCGTGGCGGGAATTTGATTGCGCGAGTTGGCAGCACCGGGAACTCAACCGGACCTCACTTGCACTTTGAAATTCGATCCGGAGGGCAAAGGCACAATCCGTCCAATTTTGTGCGATTTGGTATGCGCACATCTGACTGGGCGAACGGATCGCCTGTGTCGGGCGGCGGGTCTGCGGGAGGGGTTGCTCCACCGCCTCCGGGCGGAGGCGCGATAGGTGGGGGCGCTTCTGGTGTTGGTGCTTCCGGCGGCGAAGTTGCGGCTCCTGCACCGCCGCCACGGAAAGAGATCACGCGAGTTGTAACAGAATCTACCACAGGGCAAACAGGGCGGCGCAAGAACAATTTACGGACAGCGGAAAGTGTATTAGATGTAGGCTGTGAAATTCTGATTCAAAATAGGCGTGAAGATATATTGATGCCTGTCACAGTCGGCGAGATTGCGCTCGAATATACACGGCGAGGTAGTCCGGGGAAGCTCACTTTTGATGTGGCGAACGATGAAATATTAAATTTCCACGAGGGTAATCCTGTGCGTTTTCGGGTGGATGGGGAAAATGTATTCTTGGGATATGTATTTACCAAACGGCGCTCCTATGGCGGGGTCATCACTGTGACGGCGTATGATCAAATCCGCTACCTAAAGAACAAGGATACTCTTGTTTATGAAGATAAGACATATTCCGAACTGCTCCGACTGATTGCGACTAATTTTGACTTGCGACTTGGAGAAATAGCCGATACTCGGCATAAAATCCCTCGTCGTGTGGAAGAGGCAACGTTACTGGATATCCTTATGACCGCCTCTGAAATCACAACCAAGAACACAGGGCGCCTCTATGTATTGTATGACGATTTTGGGGCGCTGCGCTTGACCGATATCGAAGACATGCAAGTGAAAAAGCTGATCGATAAAGACACGGCGAGCGATTTTGATTATACGACCACCATAGATCGAGATGTATATAACCAGATCGTGCTTGCTCAAGATAATCACGAAGTTGGACAGCGGGAGGTTCGTGTGGCAAACGCTGAAACGAACCAGAGCAGATGGGGTCTTTTGCGGTTCTATGAAAACGTATCGGAAGCCACGCCGCAAGTATTGCAAGAAAAAAAGTCTGTGCTGCTCGACCATCATAACCAAAAGGCGCGGACATTGCGAATAGCGAATTGCTTCGGCAGCACACAAGTTCGCGGCGGATCGGTTATACCTGTCCATTTGGATATCGGGGACATTGTTGTGAAGAATTTCATGGTTGTGGAGCGTGTTAAGCACAAGTTTGAAGAGGGCAAGCATTTTATGGACTTGTGTGTAGCAGGAAGGAGAGGTTTTCGTGTCTGATACAACCAGACTTCTTGAAATGATAAAGCGTGTGGCACTGGCAGCGGTGGAAGCCACAAAGCCTTGCGCGATCACATATGGCGAAGTAATAGCTGCAAGCCCACTCGCAATACAAATCAACCAAAAGCTGGTGCTGGGCGAAGAACAGTTGATCTTAACGGATGCCGTGCGAGATTATAGCATAGACGTGTCTGTAGACTGGCGTACAGAGTCAGCCACATGCTCTGCCCCACACAGCCATGCGGTTACGGGGATCAAGCGGATTACGGTGCATAATGGGCTGAAAGAGGGGGAGCGGGTCGTTTTGCAGCGTGTACAGGGCGGACAGGTGTATGAAGTCAAAAATCGGGTGGTGAGTGCATAAATGTTGCCTTTTTTTCAGGATGATTTAATTCATGACTTCGAGGAAGCGAGATTGCCGACGCGAACATGTCAGGTTGATTTTGGGCGCAATATTGCGCGAGGCTTTTCTCTGGACGGCTTGGAGGCAATCAAGCAGGCTATATTTCTAAAGTTGAACATAGAGCGCTATGAGTATTCGATTTATTCTTGGAATTTCGGCTCAGAACTGCAAAGCCTGATCGGAACGCCCGCGCCTTTGGTTTATGTCAAAATCAGAAATGCAATATCTGATGCACTTCTATCAGATGATAGAATTTTCAGGGTTCATGATTTTAAATTTCAGCGAGATGGTGCCAGAGTTTGCGTCACCTTTAAGGTCGATACAGAAGAGGGGTTGGCTGAAATGGAAATGATGGTGAGGGTTCAACATGGCTAATTATACCCCAAGAGACCCCGGTGGGTCTTTTTTTGATCAAACATTTGAAGAGATTTTGCGTCGAGCGATAGCACGCATCAGGGAGAGGCATCCGAACGTGGATACGCGAGAGGGGTCTATTTTGCACGCCGCTCTCGCTCCTTTCGCTGCGGAGCACAATGAAGCGTATTCGGCGCTGGATATTTTTTTAAACGAATCCTTTGCGGATACAGCTTCACGATACCATCTCATAAAACGCGCCGCAGAGAGAGGGATGAGACCGCTTCCTGCCACACACGCCATTGCGCGGGGCGAGTTTACGCCAACAGGCGGTGATCTGATTGGGCGGCGCTTTGTTGTGGATGGGGTGACCTTTGCGGCGTTTGAGCGAGAGCCGGATGGTACATATGGATTGCGATGTGAAACGCCGGGTGAAGTCGGAAACATAAGTGACGGGAAGTTGATCCCTGTTGACTTTATCAACAGCCTAGAAACCGCGCGGATTGTGGAGCTGCTCATCCCCGGTCGGGAAGAAGAGGAAACCGAAGCATTCAGGCAACGGTATTTTGACAGTTTTCTAAATCTGGCATACGGCGGGAATGTGGCGCAATACCGAGAGTGGGTAATCGCAATGCCAGGCGTTGGCGCTCGTAAGATTTACCCGGTTTGGAATGGCGGCGGAACCGTGCGGGTCAGCATTCTCGGCAGTGATCTCAATCCGCCGTCTGCGGTGTTGATCGACGATGTGCAAACCAGATTAGACCCTATCCCCAACAATGGGGAGGGGCTTGGGCTTGCTCCAATAGGTCATTGGGTGACGGTGACAGGCGCACAAACTGCAACCATTGACATCGCTGCTGCACTCACCTATCAAGTTGGTTTTAATTGGGTCATGGTGCAAGCGCAAGCGGAGGCGGCGATTGAGGATTATTTTGCCGAGCTTACCAGAGAGTGGGGCAAAGATTGGGATGCCCAAGTTCGGTTGGTTGTGCGCATTAGTCAGATCGAAACGCGACTTTTAGGCATCAATGGGATTCTGGATATCTCTGGCACAACACTAAACGGACAGGCACGAAACATCGAACTCGGTACGGATGACATTCCCGCGCGAGGGGTGATTTCAATTGGATAGGGAAATGATCAATTACATCCCGCTTGTACTGCGCAATGTGCGGGAATTCAAAGCCTTGGCAGAGACAGAACAGGTAGAATTTGAAACGCTCTGGGGCTTTGTGTATTTTGTTCTAGCTGAGCAGTTTGTAGAAACGATGAGCGAGGCGGCAACGGCACGCTGGGAGCGAATAATCGGCTTGCGCCCCCTTGCGACAGATACGCTAGATGAGCGCAAATTTGCGATTTTGACCGCGAAAGTAAACAGTCTGCCTTTTACCTATCGATGGTTGCTGCATCGACTAGATTTTTTGCTTGGCGAGGGACACTCTGAGGTCAACTTAGATCACAACAATTATCATTTACAGGTGCTGGTCTCTTTAGCAGCTCAGCGGAAATTTGAAATTGTGCTGGATATGCTCAGACGCTCAATTCCTGCGAACCTTGTCTTGGATGCGAGCTTGAAGTATAGGCAACACAGCACGCTTTCGCGCTGGAGGCACGGAGAGCTTAGACCCTTTACGCATCGCCAATTAAGGAACAAGGAGGAATTAACTTGAGCAGAGACAAAACGGAGCATCTTAACTTGCTCTTGCCCCGGCAGGATGAGTTCTATGATGTAGACGACTTCAACGAGAACAGCAAAATAATCGACACTACACTACACAGAACACAAGTCGACTTAACAGACTTGGTCTCGTCCCCCGCAACAGGTTTGGCGGGGATATCAATAAGCACGACCGCCTCAGGAACGGCGGCAAAGGTTGCTCCCATAACAGACGAAATTCCGCTTGTCATCAGACCGGGGGCACTTGTAGGCATTCGGTTCACCAACACCAACACAAACGCCAATCCAACGCTAAATGTGGGAAGCACCGGCGCGGCTGGGATTCGGTTTAATAACCTAGCTTTGCCGCTTGCAACGTTTATACAGCGAAGTGTGAACTACATATTTATGTTCGATGGTACGTTTTGGCAAATCCTAAACCCGACATTTCCGCCCGTATGGAGCACCCAAACGATCACGACAAATCAAAACTTCATCCCTGTCGATGGGGCAACATATGACTTAACCGTCATCGGTGCCGGTGGCGGCGGTAGTCAGGCGTGGACAAGAGGCGGCGCCGGCGGCGGCAGCGGGTTCGTTCGAAAGATGAGATGGACTGCCCCGAACGCAAACCCAATCGCCTGTACCATTGGACTTGGCGGAACGGCAGGGTCTGGAATGACAACCACGAACGCGGTGCCGGGACTTGGCGGTACCGGTGGCATTACATCGTTTGGTTCTATTTTATCTGCATTCGGCGGCACCGGCGGCACCCCCGGTATCATGTTTCCCGGATTCGGAGACCGATACGGAGTTGGTGCCACGATAGGTAAGGGCGGAATAGGCGAGAACAACGGAGGGTCTGCCGGCTTTCGCGGCGGCGGAAATCGCGGCGGCAACCCCGGACGAGGTCCCGGCGTGATATTCCAGCACCAAATTTTCAGCCTTTCTGGCGGTGGTGGCGGTGGCGGCTATCACACAGGTCCCGGCGGGTCAAACGGAGAGAGACCTCCGGGTGCAGATAATAACGATCCCGGTGCTGGTGGCGACGGATTTGGTGCTGGTGGTGGCGGTGGTGGTGCCGTTGTCAGCGGTGGCAATATCGGCGCTCCCGGTGGTGCCGGTGCTCGTGGCGCAATCATCATAGAGCGCGTAGCGTAGGAGGGTCTGTATATGTGGTATATATTTTTACAAGGAAATGTAGTGCTGGAAAGCTTCCCATCAGATAGTCCGGACTTTCCGGGTGTTCCGATTGAGGATAGGTTTCCGCCTGACATCGTAGCGCAGTTAAGGCAATGGGGCGAAGACGTTCCTATTGGTTGGGTGTGGGATGAAGAATCCAACGCATTCAAAGAACCCGCAGTTTCAGAGATTCCAATAGATCCCGGAGATCCGATAGATCCAGATGTCTCGGAGCGTTTGGCAGCTCTAGAGCGAAGCTTCTCTGACATGGAAAATAAGATCGAAGATATTTTAACCGAGATAAGAAGAAGTTAGAAAATAGGGGGTGAAGACTTTGCATTTTGATTTTACGACAGTTCTTGCATTTTTTAGCGTCCCCTGTATTCTGTTGGCGCTTGTTGTTTGGAAGCTACACAGATGGGAAGCGGAGCGCAGAAAACTAGACGAGGCGCGAAAAGAGTTTGATTCTCTGGTCATTGATTTTATGTGCGCGACCTTTGCATTGGGAGAAGCAACCGCAAAAGCGGTGAAGATAGACAACCCGAAAAGTAATGGCGAAATGACCGAGGCACTGAGACATGCAAAAAAACTAAAGCACGAACAGAGAAAGTTTTTACAAGGACAAGGATTAAACCATTTACATTAGAAAGGATTGATAGCATGAACAAAAGAAAATGGCTGAAAGACAGCAAGGTCAGACTGATTGCAACAGTGGCGGGTGCTATCTCCGCTATCATAGCAGCCGGAGCGCTCTTTGATCTGCGAGTTGCTTTGGGTGTGTTGGCTGCAGAAGTTGCTGCTTGTGTGGTGTACAGCTTGCACAAGCTACTCAAAAAATGGCAGGAGGCACGAAAATGAATTTTTCAATTAAAGACCCCGGACTTCGGTTCCCGAAAGCGCGAACAAGACGTGCTCGGACATCTGAAATTATCGTACACCACCTTGATGCGCAATGGGACATCCATAGAACACATCAATTCCACATCTCGCGCGGATGGAATGGAATAGGGTACAATTTCCACGTTGCTAAAGACGGCACAATCAGCCTAGGGCGCGGCATGGAGTTTGTGGGGGCGCATACCAACCCGCCCAACGGAGCAAATTCTTCCTCAATCGGCATTGGTTGCGAGGGGCAATATCATTCTGTAGACCGGATCATGCCGGACGCACAATTTAACGCTCTGGTATGGCTGATCAAACATTTGCGCGGGATCTATGGCGATATCCCGGTTCGGGGGCATAGAGACTTAGCTGCCACAGCTTGCCCCGGTCAGTTCTTTCCGTTGGCAGAGGTGCAGCGACTACAATTTCGTGGATCAGAAAATACAGATACCGAGGAGGTGAACAACTTGACCGAAGAACAAGTGAGGGAAATTGTACGCGAGGAACTGCGCGGCAACGGAACAAATATATCTAGCTGGGCGGCTGAGGCTGGTGTAGCAGAAATCATCGAAGCCGGAATCTCAGACGGGACGCGTCCGGGTGGACGTGTAACACGAGAAGAAGTATGGACAATGTTTGTACGGTTTTGGAAGATGATGCGAGGGACAGACGCATAGACCGAAGCCTTGGTATATTACACGAGAGGGTGCAGTTATGGAGAATAGAACCTTTGTTCATTTTAAAGTCGGCGATTTCAATATCTGGCGCGTCGGGCATGACAGAATCCCGACGCATAACCGCAACTATGTACATGCCGTTTTTGCTTTCGCGGATTCGTGGGCAGGTCTTAATGCTACAGCAATTTTTTCAACAAACACCATAACGCCCATTTACGCTCCCATTGTAGACGGCATTTGCAAGATTCCAAATGAAATGATGGAGAGGTCTGGAGTTATACAAGTTTCAGTCTTTGCAAGTGACCGGAAAACAGTAGATGTAGCAACGATCTCTGTGATCGAAAGCGGCTACACGCAAGGGGAGTGCGCCAAACCGACAGAACCTCTCGCGCCGGAAAACGTGTTTGTACAGTCACCGAACATACCGCAAATCCGTGAAGAAGACGGAAAGCTTGAATATTTCACAGGTGGCAAGTGGAACCGCGTGGACGGAGCCGGAGATCTGGATGCAGCTAAAATACTTGCAAAAATACAGGAGGTGAGAGACATTGCGGATAACAAACAGGACATAATGACCCCGATCACAAATGCACGTGTTCAAGAAATTATAAATAACACTATAGGAGGATTCTTAAAATGAGTCAAAAACACAGTTTTATACCTGAAAGCACCTTGATCTTTCTTATCAACGCTTTGGTGGCAATGATCAAGCAGGTGCCACAGGTCAACATCACAACCACCGTCAACGAGAACAGCACAAATCAACAGGTTCCCGGCGCGGCGGCGGTTTACAATTTCGTTGTATCCAAGGTAGCGGCAGCGGTTACGGGTAGCATCAAAAGAGTAGATGAGCTACCGCGCGTTGGCGATCCGATGGTTCTCTACTTTGTGCGCGGTAATGACAATAAATACTCCATGTATTTCTGGGATTCAGACGGAGATGACTGGATCGCGCTTGGAGAGATGGAAATCAACCTTGATGATTTCTGGTCAAAAGAAGAGCTTGTTCCTATGACAAGCGCTAGGGTTCAAGAGATTCTTGATGCGGCGGTAAATGCGTAGATTGCGAGGTGTGCTATGCGACCAGTTCAAGAATTTCTCGGCGAAGAAGCACTACAGGCTCTATACGAGCGTCTTCGCAGCGATTTACCGGGCGGTTCGACGGATGGAGTCACCGAAGGTGTGTGGGAGCCATCTGCCCCAGATGAACATTGTGGTGTCTTCCAGATGGAAGCAGAAAGTGCGCACTATACACGCACCGGAAACGTTGTGCTCCTAACCGCGCGTATCCGCATTAGCAATCCACAATCATCAAGAATGAGCGATACAGTAAGGATTCAAGGACTTCCGTTTAAGGTTGCACAAGGGCGGCACTATACCGGCAGTGCGTCTTTGGGTGTTGATGATATGTACATGAATACTGGTGTAGGGACTATGTCTTCAGCGGTTTCGGCTCATGAGGATACTCTCACACTTGATTCGATTGACTACAGGAACACCACTTCTATTGTCGAGATGATGGGCGAGGTGTATCTAAACATTTCTGTGATATATGTCGCGGAAGCCGATTAG